TAAAAAGATAGCAGAATGGCTAAAACCTAGTGTCTTTGTAGATTCAGTAGTAGTAAGAGAAGATAGGGGCAAATCTTACATAATTATTAGGTTAGAAGAATTTGCAGAAGAATATGCCAAATATCTAAAATTAAGAGAATTAGTTGGTAAAGATACTCTTAAAGTAATTGATGGAGAGGATGTTTAATTTACCAAACCTCTCTTATCTTTATAGAAAAACTATAAGTACGAAAAGCAGTTTGTGATACCTTTAATGTGTCTTGGTCAAACTTTGCAATACAAAATTGGTCAGGATTATCATTATTAGAATCAGGCTGAAATATAAATGGTAATGCACCACCTAAAGTTTTATTCCATACTTGTGCTATAAAAGAATCATCAGTAAATATGTTGTATTCAAAAGCATCATTAGTTGTTGTTTTATCAGAACTATCATATCCTGATAAATCTTCAGAATAATTATTATTCATATAATTTGATGAAAATACATCAGTATCAGATAATAAGGCAAACTTTAATGTCCAATTTCTTCTACCATTTCTTTTTGCACCATTAAGCATTTTATCATCTGTAAACTCTCCTACTGAAAATGGACTATTATATTTACCATCATTTAACCAACAGGGTGCACTTGTATGCCTTATATTTGTTAGAGTAGAGCCACCTGATGTTTCAAGCTCATCATATCCATCAAATTCTATTTCCATAGTGAGATTTAAATCAGGGGAATGTGGCATTGTATACATAACCCCCATACTTATAGCTCCTATTTGAACATTACTTGTATCTCCTATACCATCGCCAGTTAATCTAAAGCCTGTAAACCTTACAGGAAGTTCTTCAGGTGGAGATGGGTTTAAATCAGAAAACCATATTGAACTACCATTTTGTGTGTTAGTAGCATTTAAAATAGATTGTGCATTTCCATTATCAAAACTATCAAAATCAACATATGCTTGGTTATTATAATTAACAGCACTTGTATACATTACGTTTTGTATTCTTAAATTTTGGTCGCCAAGATTGTGATTTAATATTGCACCATACCACTTCATATTTCCTGAAAAATCCATATCAGATATATTTTGTTCGCATGGTATAAAAAATCTTATGTTATCTCTAGGCTGTCCTTCTTCAGTTAAACTTTCAAATTTATTAGACCTTTCAGGAGATAATGTAAATGTACTTTCGTTATTTAATACCGTAATCAACTCTTTTTCATTTAAATTATTTTGTTCTTCTGTTTTATTAATATATGATTCAGGCTCTAAGCCTAATGCTCTTAAATATATATAATTGTC